CGGGGCCGCGGGCATGGAGTCGTATTCCGCGCCGAACACGTGCACGACGCTCGCCAGGAGCCCCGAATCGGGTGCCACCGGCCCGAGTTCCGCGAGCCTCGCGGGAGCTGCGCCGAGTTCCTCGGTGAGCTCAAGGCGGGCCGTGGCCTCCGGGTCGTCACCGTGGGCGAGGCCGCGGGGCAGGCCCCATTCCCACTCGCCTGCCGGGTAGCGGAAGACGCGGACCATGGCGACATGATCGCCGCAGAGCGGGAGCATGACCACGCCGGGCTTGCCGTCGGACTGGACGATCCGGAGGTACTGGCCGTCGCGGCCGTCGCTGAACCGGACATCGTCGTCGTAAACCGTGATGAAACGGTTCGCGTAAGCGATTCGCTCCCTGAGCCGCGTGACTGGCGCGGCCAGCTGTTCATGGAGAGTCATGGCTGCCTTTCATAGCCGGTTTGACATTGGCGCGCTGGCGGATGATCAGCGGCTGGCGTTCCGCACGGCCCTGCGCCTGGCCGCGGAGAAGGGCGGCCAGGCGTGGATCGCCGAGGACGGGGAAGTCGTGGCCGCGCTGATCCTGACGGAGCGGCTGGCGGACATGACGGCCGGCCAGCTGCAGGATCAGCCAGCTGGCGGCTAGCCGGCTTCCGGTTCACCTGATGACTCCTGCGCGGGGACGGGGGCGATGACGGCGGCCGGCTTCCCGTAACGGGTTATGACGGTGATCTCGCCGTTCTGCTGCGCGGCGATGACGAGATCGCCGAGCTGCGCGCGGGCTTCCTGGATGCTCAGCCGCTTCATGCAATCAGCTTAAAGTCCTTAACGACCTTACGGCAAGAGGAGCAGGCGGATAAATGCGCTGGCTGCTGGTGCACCCGGGCCCGAACTGGTCTGTCGCTGATGTCCATAATGGCTGGGCCGAAGCCCTGCGGGGCCTCGGCGAGCAGGTAACGGAATACGAGCTGGACAAGCGGCTCCTGTTCTACGACATGGCGCTGTTCGAGACCGGCGCCGACGACGGCCACGGCCATCCGCAGGTCCGCAAGGCCGTCAGCCATGACGAGGCGATCAGGCTGGCCGCGGACGGGCTGCTGTCCGCGTGTTACCGGTTCTGGCCGGACGTCGTTTTGTGCACGTCGGCGTTCTTCACCCCGCCGGGCGTGCTGGAGGTGATCCGCGCCCGGCGGCACAAGATCGTGATCCTGTTCACCGAGTCGCCGTACCAGACGGCGACGCAGCTGAAGATGGTGCCGTACGCGGACCTGTCCCTCGTCAACGACCCGTGCGACATCGGCAGGTACCGGGAGATCGGCCCCGCGGAGTACATGCCGCACGCGTACCGGCCATCCGTGCATCATCCCGGCCCGCCGGTCCCGTCGCTGGCGTGCGGCCTGGGGTTCGTCGGGACAGGGTTCCCGTCCCGCGTCGCGTTCCTGGAGCAGATGGACTTGTCCGGCCTCGACGTGCTGCTCGGCGGGCAGTGGCAGGGCCTCGCGGACGGCTCGCCGCTGCGCCCGATGATCGCGCACGACCCCGGCGAGTGCCTCGACAACGCCCAGGCCGCGGACGTGTACCGCAGTGCCAGGGCCGGGATAAACCTGTACAGGCGCGAGGGCGAGGACGATGCCGCCGTCACCGGCTGGGCGTGCGGGCCGAGGGAGATCGAGATGGCGGCCACCGGCCTGTTCTACCTCCGCGATCCGCGCGGCGAGGGCGACGCGCTGTTCCCCATGCTGCCGGTGTTCCACGGGCCGGGGGACGCCAGCGAGAAACTCCGCTACTACCTGGCCCGCGATGACCTGCGGGCCAGGCTGGCCCGCGAGGCCCGCGAGGCGGTCGCCGGGCGCACGTTCACCAGCAACGCGAAGGAACTGCTCCGGCTGCTAGACCGGCAGCCCGTCAGGATGTAAGGAAAGGAAACCGGACAGTGGCGCGCATTCATGGACGAAACGGACAAGTGTACCTAGCCGTAGCATCCGGGGGCACGGCGGCGGCGCTGCCGTTCCAGGCGTCCTGGACGATCAACATGGCCGTCGACAAGTCCGACGTCACCGCGTTCGGCGACGCGAACAAGTCCTACGTCGCGGGGCTCCCCGATTCCTCCGGGGACTTCGGCGGGTTCATGGATGACGCCACCAGCCAGACCTACATCGCTGCCGTGGACGGACTGCCGCGCAAGTTCTATTTGTACCCAAATATCACGGCTGATCCCTTTACGTACTGGTATGGCCAGATCCTACCTGATTTCAGCGCAGATGGGTCGGTTTCAGGCCCTGTGAACTTTAAGTCCAGTTGGAACGCATCTGGGCCTGTTGTCCGTTATACGCAATGGGGCGGGATTCAGACCTAGCCGCCGGAGCCCCCGGCTGCGCGGGGCTGGCTGCGGCGGTCCAGGCATGCGAGCACGTCCGCGCACCGGGGCTCGTCGCAGTGCTCGTCCAGCGGCCCGTCATGGCCGCACAATCCGCATCTCACCGGGTAGTCACCGGCCACAGTCAGCCCCGATCTTGTCCAGGCTGCCGGCGAAGTGCCTTGCAGTGCGGGCGGCGTTGAAGCCGTACAGCATCTCCGCCCGGAACTTGGCCAGGTCCAGGGCGGCGAGGCTCACATCTGCTTGAAGCTGGCCGGATGGCAGGCTGTTTTCGAGATCCTGAAGCTGCCGCAGCGCAGCCTTCGTGCCAGACGGGTCAGCATGCAGGTTTGAGCGGATCGCGGCGGCAACCAAGGCTGCCTGCGGGCATCCGGCGGGAGCCGTGGCCACGGCCGTGGTGGCCGCGGCCGGGCGGGCAGCAGCGGAGTGACCGCCGCATCCGGTGATGATGAGCGCCGCGGCGATGGCCGCGCTGACGGTGCCGCAGCCTGAGATCCTCATGACGCCTCCTCGCGGGCGCGTGCCTCGGCCAGCAGGACGGACAGGGCGGTGGTGATGGTGATGCCGCGCGCACCGGCGTAGGCCCGGAGGAACTCCCCGAGATCATCGCCGATGCGCACGTGCAGGTCGTAGGTCACCGGGCGCCGCCGTAGGTGCCGGTGATGGTGGCGCGGTAGTGACAGCCGTCGCGGAGATTGTGGTGCTCCTGCCAGGACTGCAGTTCGGAGATGACGTTCTGGCTGGCGGTGACATGGAAGCGGACGGTCTTGCTTGCCCCGGCCGGGGCGCGGACAGTGCGGGTGGCCACGATGGGCGCGAAGCCTTCCTGCGGCCAGGTGATGCGCACATGGTCGATCGTGCCCACGTTCCCGGTGTTCTCCAGGTCAATCTCGCCGATGAGCGTCCCGGCGTCGGACATGCTGAAGCTGTCGGACAGCGTGTAGTCGCAGGATCCGGAGTAGGTGCCGTCCGGGCTCGGCACCGGGGCGGGTGCCGTGTAGGTGCTGACGGGATTGGTGCTCAGCGCGGGCAGCGGCGGCTGCGCTGCCGCGGTCCTGGCGGGTGCCGGGCCGCAGGCTGAGGCGCCGATGGCGATGGCCGCGATGAGCGCGGCGGTGACGATGGCCTTCATGGGTTCCTCTCCCTGTTGTACATGGATGGTACAGACCTGAACGGTACAACCCTGGTACCAGGGTGTCAAGTGACTTAGGTCCCGTCATCAGGGAGGCGTCATGCCCGGCCCGCGCTCCCACCGTCTCCCGGCAGGCCAGGGCATCTCCGTCGGCCGCCTCGGCGCGGGAGGCAAGCCGATGCGGGACGCCGCGAACGTCATCGCCGCCAGCGCGCGCGCCCGCTCCGGTGCCTGGTCCCGCCGCGTCCCCCTGTCGGTGAAGGTCTCCGTCTCCGCGGACGGCGAGTCGGCCACGATCACCGCGGGCGGCGCGGAGGCGCCGCAGGCGGCCACGTTCGAGCTGGGCCTGTCCCACCCGGTGTACGGCCGGCCCACGATGACCCGCAAAGAGTGGACCTGGGTCAAGCAAATCGCCAGACCCTTCCTGTCGGCCGCCGCAGAAGCCCAGGCAACCAAGGCCGCCGATGTCTGGGGCAACGGCGTGATCACCGCATGGGCGAAGAAAAACGGCTTCAGATAGGACCCCGCATTGATCCTCAAATTCGAGCTCGACGGCAAGTCCTGGGACTACGACGAGGACTCCCTCATGGTCGACCAGGGCATCGCCATCGAGAAGCACATCGGCGGCACCCTCATGGACTACGACCAGGGGCTGGCGACGGGAAGATCGGACTGCTACCAGGCGCTCGGGTGGCTGATCTTCCACGGCGGCAGCCCCGACGTCGCCATCGACGGCGTCAACTTCCCGCTGCTGAAGCTCTCCCGGGTGTTCATGCGCGCCCGGATGGACGAGATCGCGAAGGCGGAAGCCGCGCTGAAGGAAGCGGAGGCCGCGGCGAAGGAGGGCCGGGCGGACCCTACCAGTCGGATCTCCTCGCCGCCGAGTGGGCCCGGCGGAAGCAGGAGCGGGAACCGCCGCTCCTCGTCACCGAGGGCATAACCGCCGCCCGCGCGCATTACCTGTTCACGCTCGCCGCGGTCTGCCATGTCCCGCCGCGCGAGGTGGGCGCGCTGACGATGCGCGATTTCGCG